CGACGAGCGAGCCGAGTTTGTTGAGAGAACCGAGCCGGCAAAGCGAGCCATGCGCCTGGAGAAAACCGTTTTCTGCGAGCGAGCCTTCGCGGAAGAGAGAATTGTCGCCAGAGAGCGAGCCCGCAATGGCGACAGAACCGTTGTTCCTGAGCGAGCCACGGCCGTTGCGATAACCGAATACGATGAGCGAGCCTAGTAGGGCGAGAGAACCGGGTGGGCCGAGCGAGCCGATGTTGTAGAGGAAACCGTGACTGTCGAGCGAGCCAGTGGGATAGAGAGAACCGTTCTTTCAGAGTGAGCCGCGCCGCATGAGAGAACCAAGCATCGTGAGCGAGCCGGATGACCCGAGAGAACCGCGGCGCTTGGGCGAGCCGAGCCGGCAAAGAGAACCGGATGTGATGAGCGAGCCGTCAGCTTTGAGAGAGCCGGATGCCGGGTGCGAACCGTCGGCGCGGAGAGTGCCGCTCATCGCAAGTGAGCCACTACGTCAGTGTGAACCGTCAATCGCGAGCGAGCCGCCCTATGCGAGAGAACCGATGGGGGAGAGCGAGCCACAGAAACCGAGAGCACCGCTGAGAAAGAGTGAGCCAACCGTCCGGAGAGGACCGTTGAGGATGAGCGAGCCGCGTTTCGTGAGAGAACCGTCAGCGGTGAGCGAGCCGTGACACAGGATAGAATTGACTTCGGAGAGCGAGCCATGATCCAGGAGCGAACCCAACACCTCGATCGCACTATCCGTCCGATCCCTGCGGATCGTGATGCTTGGCTGACGCTGCGACGCCAACACATCGGCGCTTCGGAAGTCGCCGCGCTGTTCGGCGCGCAGCCCGCCTACGCAATGGGCATCTACGCGCTATGGATGGCGAAGGCAGGCCGGATGGAACCGCCGGACGTATCGGTAGAGCGTGCCGCCTGGGGACTGCGACTTGAGAACGCCATCGCCGAGACTGCGGCCGAACGGGCGGGTTGGCGTCTCTTGCCGGGTGTATACGCGACCTGCGGCGGTCTTGGCGCAACGCTTGACCGATGCATCGCTGAGCCGACCGAAGCCGATCGCGCGGCGCTGGGGGATGCCGCGTTCGGCCCTGGCGCGCTCGAACTTAAGAACGTCGACTGGCTCACGCATCGCGAACGTTGGGACGGCGAACCGCCGCTGCACATCCTGCTGCAGCTCCAGGCGCAGCTGCTTGCCACCGGCTACCAGTGGGGCGCAATTGCCGCGCTCGTCGGCGGGAATGAGTTGCGCGTTTACCGCTACGCTGCGCGATCTGACGTTCACAATGAGATTCGTCGGCGCGTGGAGGCGTTCTGGCAATCCATCGCAGATAATAAGCCACCAGCACCTGACGGATCAGACGCAACATATCGCGCGCTGGTGGCTGATGCAGCGCGGGACGAGATGCCAGCCGATTGGAGCGGTGACGATGAAGCGGCCGCGCTTGCTGCGCGCTATCTGGAACTGAGCGCGCAGATTGCGGACTTGACACGCCAGCGCGACGAGGCGCGCAATCGATTGATTGAGAAGCTCGGCGGCCATCGCTACGGCACGGCGGGCGCGTATCGCGTCAGCGCCGTCTATGTACCGGAGCAGCCAGCGCGTGAGATCACGCCTGAGATGGTTGGCCAGAAGCTACCAGGTCGTGCGGCAAGCGTGCGACTGATCGTGAAGAAGAAGGAGACCGAAGAATGACCGCACTGACAACCAAGGAACGCGCTGCGGAGTTTGTCGCAATCTTGGAATCGCAGCGCGACAAGCTCGCGGCGGCGTTGCCCGAGCACATCACGCCGGAGCGGTTCACGCGCGTGGTCATGACGGCGATTCAGAATACGCCGACGCTGCTGAATCTCGATCGGCAGAGCCTGTTCCTTGCGTGCCTCAGGGCCGCACAGGATGGGTTGCTGCCTGACGGCCGACAGGGCGCGATCGTCGGCTTCCGCGAGCAGGCGCAGTGGATGCCAATGGTCGGCGGGCTGATGATGCTGGCGCGCAACAGCGGTCAGATCAAGTCACTGGTCGCGCAGGTCGTGTATGAGCGTGATCAGTTCGTTTGGCGACCGGCTGACACGGAACGGCCGATCGAGCACGCGGTGCCGTCGCTATCAGAAGATCGTGGCAAGCCGATCGGTGCCTACGCGATCGCGCGGCTGACGTCTGGCGAGGTGGTGGCGGAGGTCATGTCTCGCGCCGAGATTGAACAGGTGCGCGCGATCTCGCGGTCAAAGGACGGCCCGGCCTGGTCGCAGTGGTGGGGCGAGATGGCGCGTAAGACCGTGCTGCGGCGGCTGATCAAGCGTCTGCCGCTCTCGACCGATCGGCCCGGTGATCCGGTGGCACGGTTGGTCTCGGCGGTTGAACGCATCGACGAGGACGTTGAACTTGGCGCGCCACCAGCGCAGCCGCGTCGCAACGGCAGTCGACTGGACGCGATCGTGCAGGCGACGGCGACGGAAGATGTCGTCGCGTCGGCGGAGACTAGAGAGGCGATTGCGGCCGATGGGACGAATAAGCTATTTCAGTGAGGAAGCCGCATGGTAATAGGTTCGGTCTGCTCAGGTATCGGTGCGCCGGAGTGCGCTTGGCACTCGCTTGGCTGGCGCAATGCGTTCATGGCAGAAATCGCTCCATTCCCGCGCGCCGTGCTGGCGTATCGGTTCCCTGGGGTTCCAATCCATGGCGACTTCACTACCATCGAGGCAGGCCAGTATGAGCCAATTGACCTTCTTGTTGGAGGAACTCCCTGCCAGTCATTCAGCGTCGCAGGATTGCGAGCAGGATTGGCTGACGAGCGCGGCAACCTGGCCCTTGCGTTTGTGCGATTGGCTTATCGCCTTCGCCCCCGCTGGATCGTGTGGGAGAATGTCCCCGGAGTTCTGTCGAACAACGGAGGACGGGACTTTGGTGCCTTCCTCAGGTGCGTGGTCGAATGCGGGTATGGGTTCGCCTACCGAGTGCTTGACGCTCAGTATTTTGGAGTGCCCCAGCGTCGTCGTCGTGTCTTCGTTGTCGGATATCTTGGAGACTGGCGACGTGCCGCTGCGGTTCTTTTTGAGCGCGCGAGCCTGCGCGGGCATCCTGCGTCGCGCCGAGAAGCGAGGGAAGTCGCTCCCACCATCCCTGGCCGAAGCACTGCGGGCGGCGGCCTCGGCACCGACTTCGACTGTGACGGCGGATTAATTGCATACGGCGGAAACAACACCTCTGGCCCTATTGATGTCGCCACCGCGCTGAACGCTTGCGGAACGGCTTCCGGGCGCCATGACTTTGGTACTGAGACATTCATCGCCCATACCCTGCGCAGCGATGGGTTTGACGCTAGCGAGGATGGAACGGGACGCGGAACGCCGCTCATTCCCTTAGCAGTTGCGTTCGATCTGCGCGGTCGAGAAGGCGGTGCCATGCCGGAAGGGCCGCATGACACTGCGAACATCAGAGCGGCGTCAGGCGGATCAAGCCGATCTTACCTTGCCTTGCGCAAAGCCGTGCGCCGGCTAACCCCGCGCGAGTGCGAGCGGCTGCAAGGGTTTCCGGATGATTGGACACTAGTGCCCTATCGCGGGAAGGCGGCTGCCGATGGCCCGCGTTACAAGGCACTAGGAAACAGCATGGCCGTTCCGGTTATGCGCTGGATCGGGCGGCGTATTGCTTTGTGTGAGGCAGCGTAGAGGAGGCAACAATGGCACTGTGGATCAACGTTTGGCGTGCACCACGCACGCTGCTGAAATACGAGGTCACTCTGCATGTCGCGGAGCAGTACGCGGTCGAGGCGGTCGCCGACGATCGTGCCGACCAAGCTGGCGATTACGTCTGCACGATAGTGGTCGATCCGGCGGCGAACACGCCAGCGTGGAAGCTGGACCTGACGTCCGCTGCTGATGAGCTGCTGCGCGACGACGAAAGTGAGCGGCGCGAGATGGAAGCCGAGCTGCGGCGAATCAGGCGAGCGGGGTTGTGAAAACCGATGGGTGTCGACATGATCAAAAAGAGGCCGCTGTCGTGCGCGGTCTTCAATCCTCGTCGCTTGCCGTGGGCGGCGTGGGTGTGCGGCCTTGGGGTCTCTTATCACTGCACCCAAGAGGCCGCGTGGCGGCGCGCAAACCGCGACGCTTCGCGCGTGGCTCGACAACACGGCGGGCATGCTCCTCGTGTTCAAGTCTGGCACGTTGACTTTAAACAAACGGAGCACGAGACATGCTGAGTCAAGACCTGAATCGATTGGCGTTCCAGTTCCGCCGCTACTCCGAACAGGGCGGCCGAGTGTTCACCGCTGATGAAGTGCGCGCGCTGCATTACGTGCTGGCCGACCTGGCCGAGCAGGCAGCGGCGTTGGAGCAGCAGGTGGCGTGTCTAGGGCGCCCTCCGACGGTTCGATGGGCGGCAGACGATCGGCTGCGACGGTTTCGTGTGATCGAAGGTGGCCAGCCGCTGGACTGTCGATTCGGAAGGCGCGACACAGATGGCTGAGCGCTCTACTGCGCGCGGCCGTCGGACGCGCTACGAGATCGAGATCGTCCTGCCGTCGCCCGGACACCTGGTCATGGGCGCGAGGTTCAGGCTCGCCTACACGTCCAGCAGGTCGCTATGCGCGCTGATCGCCGCGCTGCGCAAGCACTGGCCTGAGGTGAAGCGCGTGACTGGGGTCAGTGAGACGACACCGTGCCGTCCTGCGCGCGATGGCACCGGGATTGAATACGCGGGCGGCGTGAAGATTCGGTTCAGTGGATTTACTCAACGCGAAGCCATCCAGCGTGGCGAACTGCCGCTGCTGACAGCAGCGTTAGCCTCACGGCGCGGCCGTCTGTAACAATTCGTGATCCCGGCTTGCGCGAATCCGCTTGCATCCGGAGGCTAGGTGCGCTATATCGCACACATCGGACGCGGACGGCGCGGCCGATAAAGAGAGGAGAAAGGTCATGGACACTACCAAGATGGAAAAGTGGGCTCGCGTCAGGCGGTTTGGCACCACCTACGAGGTGGTGCTGGAGATGCCGACCGGCGAAAAGTTCAAGGTCGGCTACACAAGCCGCCGAAGCGGCCGAGGCCTGTTCGCGGTCATTCGGTCGCGCGGACGGGACCTGCTAGCCACGGTAGGCGCGCCTGAGGACGCGACCGTAAAGGCCGTGCCAGGCCCGGCCTTTCAATTCGACAATGGTGCCACGGTGCGCTTCAGCGGGCGCACCGCGC